GGAGAACGACATGGGACTCGACGAGCTGCTCGCGGCGCTCAAGGCGGAGCACGGCATCGACGTCGTGGACCTCCAGGCTCGCGCCGCCGCGAACGGCGTCACGGACAACACGCCGAAGCTCGTGGCTGCGCTGTCCTCGGTCCTGAACGCGGCCAACGACGACGAGACCTTGATGCTCTCGGCCACCGACGCGACCGTCGAAGACGTCGCTCGCGGAGTGGTCGCCCTGGCACGGGCCAAGACGGAGGGCGACGCCACCATCGTGGAGCTCTCCGAGCGGGTCGAGGAACTCGAGACGGCTGGCGCGGAGAGCGAGATCGACGCGCTGATCGAAGAGGGCAAGATCCTCCCCTTCCAGAAGGACGGGATGCTCGCCCTGCGGCTCAGCGACCAGGAGCTGTTCAACTCGCTCGTCCCGGAAGACGCGATCGTCTCGCTCTCCGAGGAGGGCGTCAAGCTCCACGAGCGCACCAACGGCGCCGAGTTCGACTCGGCCGAGAAGGAGGTCGAGCGGCTCCTCAGCTCGATCCCCAACGGCACGCCCGGCAAGAAGTAAGACCCACGGAACCCAAGCGAAGCTGAAGGAGACAGAACATGGCCTCGAACCCGGGCAACGTGATCGTCGCGCCCGACCTCCACCTCGGAGACACCTACACTCCGGCCGAGCTGATGTACTCGATGCAGGGGTACACCCAGAAGGGCCGCACCCTCAAGTCGGGACAGGGCACACTGCCGGTCGGCACGATCCTGATCCACGGTACGAGCGGCGACGCGGGTCTCGTCCTCAAGGCGCCTGACGCGGCCGGCCTGACGCAGGCGAACTTCGCCGGGATCCTTCGCCTCGCGGTCGACACTAGCTCGCCCAACACGCCGCCCGCCAAGCTCGCCAACATCGTCCTCGGCGGTTACGTCAAGGCGTCGGTGGTCCGAGGCAACGGCACCACGCCGAACGCCACGGCGGTCACGGACAAGCTCGTCACCCTCGCCGGCGTCCGCGAGGACACCAACCTGGGCTTCATCCACTTCTGATCCACCCTCAGGCACGGCGAGCCCGAAGCTCCCGCGCACAACACGGAAAGGTCGGCCGCAATGCCTGACATCAGCCTGCTGGAGCCGGCGGTTCTCCGCGGTGTGATCGAGAAGCTCGTCACGCCTGAGAACATGCTCCTGTCCAGCCGACTCCCGAAGTCGCCTCACCCCTTCCCGACAGCCCAATGGGACGTCATCAAGGGATCGCGGCAGGTCGCTCGTCCCAACATCCCGAACTCCGAGGCGCACATCGTCGCCCCGTTGGGCCGGGCGCAGATGGCGGCGAGCTTCATCTACCTCCGAGAGAAGAAGGTCTTCAACCCGACGACCCTCTACTGGCTGCGAGCCCCGGGCACCGTCTCGAACAAGCAGAACGCCGAGCAGGCCGTCCTCCGCGAGGTCACCGACCTCAACCAGCGGTTCGACAACTTCCTCGAGTGGGCTTGCTGGGCGGCCCTCACCGGCACCCTGACGCTCACCGGAGACGTGGTCGCCTCGATCGACTACCAGATCCCCGCGTCCCACAAGATCGCCTCTCCGACTACCCAGTGGAGCACAGCGACTGCCCAGCAGATGGTCGCGGACGTCACGGCCTGGAAGCGCCTGATCCAGCGCGACGCTCGGGTCCCGGCTCGGGAAGCCTTCGCCACGGACAAGACGGTCTCGCGCATCTTCAACGCGTTCGCCACGGCCGGCGCAGCGCTCCTCTCGGACCGCTCGCGGGACGCCTATTACTCGACGGGCACGCTGCCGGGCTTCCTCCAGCTCGACTGGAACGTCACGGACAGCATGTACGACGACACCTCGGGCACCCCGACGCTGTTCGTCCCCGACGACACGCTGTTCATCACGAACCTCACGGACGGCCGTCCGATGGAGATCCTCGAGGGTCCCACTGCGGACGACGAGGCACCCGACGGCTACACGGGCAAGTTCAGCAAGACCTGGAAGGAGAAGGACCCCTCGGCTCGCCAGTACCTGCTCGAGTGGAACGTCCTTCCGGTCATCACCCGTCCGGAGCAGATCGTGGTCGTGGCGGACGTCTCTACCACCTGATCCACC